TCCCCTTTTAAATGCTCAAAATTGTTTTGTTTTTTCATGGGTTGTTTCTTTGGTTTTCCCTCGCCTTTAGGATTGAAAGTTTCACAACTGAAACACTTAGTGCTTCCGTCTTCATTAACTGCTAAAGCATCGCTGCTTCCGCAATCTGGGCAGGGCTGGTTGGTTGCTATAAAGGATGTATCCATTCGTCTGGAATCCTCCTATGACACCACAAGAAACCATTCTGATCACACCACTGAGCATAGGTAGTCTTGCTACGTTTGCTTAACTTCACGTAAGCATTCATGAACAAGAATCTTATGTCTAAGCTAGGATTTTGGGATTTAACTAGCTTATGCTTGGTTCGATCTACACTTTTAAAGTAGCCTTTAGCTTCGATTATAATATCTCCTATAATAAAATCGGGAGTGTAAGTCTGCTCTCTAAAGTATGGGATCTTTAAAGTTTCATAAGAGAAGTCCACTCCCCCCCTTCTCAGGGAGAGAGCGGTTTCTTTCTCAAATTTAGAACGGTACGACTGCCGACGGCTCTTCTTGATTTTCTTCGGTACTTTCATTAGAACTTTCCGAGTCACCAACGTAGCCCCCTTCGACGGCTTCAAACCCCCCAACTGCGTCCCCGTTGTACTCCACTAACTCAACAATTTGAGCAGCCCTTAATCGTAACGTGTAACCAAACCCTCCGATCCCAGCTACATACCAAGTGTGTACCTCCACTCCTAGCTTGCCTAGAGTTCCTCCACCTATGTTTGTATCTTTTGACAGAGGCTTACCAGCAGAGTCATACAATGCCACGGAGAATTCATACTCGCTCCCGTTTTTAGTATGTACTTTTGCCTTCTGTTTTGCGTAGATTTCGTAGTCCCCATCTTCAGTGATCTTAATGGGATCTGATGAAACCCTTTTTAAGTTCTTTTTTCCCTGCGAAACACACTCAGCTTTAAACGCTGCGTCTACCTCCTCTTTAATTTCTGCTGAAAGCTTGTTAAAGTCCTCCTCAGAAACGTGCAACCTACAACTATACTCCCCGTCATTATCAAATTTAGTGTCTGGAGTTATTAACTTCGGATAACAAAAAGTACCTTGCGGTGTTATTTTCATTTTAGCCATTATATTTCTTTCTTTCTTTATTTAGTTTGTATTTATTTATTTTTGATTTTTCCGTGTTTAGGAAAAGAAGTACGGACTGTCCTTTATTAAGGATATATCCGCTGATCCGTAGGTAGGTGGATCAGGAAATTCTAACTCTGGGTTTTGGGATTTAATCTGATTTAACCAATCAAGTAAAATGTCCCCACTGAATAAGTCAAGAGCTTGTTCCCTAATACTTTCAGCAAGTAGTCCAGCTTTAGTTGAATGAGTGCCAAAACTGTCGTGAACAGCGGAAAAATCATAAATATTTTTTTCATTGCACGAATTTACAACGGTTTTGTGCAACAAGGTTGCATCAAGCGAATGGACTAGGTTTGGGGCTATTCCTAGGGCGTTCTTATTAACGTCTATAATGTCCGTTTTCTTTTTGAAAGTTATATGCGTAACTTCCCCCGTTAAATAAGTTCTAATTTTAGATGTTTTAGATTTAGTGTACCCTTGCTTAACTACAAAACCGCTGGGAGTAACCCACTGCATAGGTCTATTAGCACCACTAACGATCCGAGAAACTTGCTGAAGCCAGTCCATGCACTGTTTTGGGAGATCCAGAATCTCTTCAATACTCCTCCAGACAATCTCAGTCAGATAGTGTATCGCTTTGTAATAACTCTTAATCTTAAAAGGTGAGGGGCAGTTGTCCGAATGTATCTTATCTTCAAACCAGTCAGTGATGTATTGCCTACAGGAGTACTTCGTAAGTCCGTAACTCCAGGTCATGCATGGTCTTTTAACACATACCCTGTCAATTCCGTAATCAAGCCACTCTTGTGCATAAGGATGCCCCTTCTCTGCATCTTTACGCATATAGTGTTCGGCTCTGAGTCTTGCAACGTTGTAGATGTCCTCCGGTTTATCAACATCGCTTGGAATGACGTTAGTAGACAGACACCCATACTCACAACGGGTTAGGATTGACAGAATTTGCAACCCATTGTTGGTAGCGTCCATCATGCAGGGGATTTTAGTCTTCACTTTTCCATCCTTCAAAAAAGTTGCGAACTCGAATGCGAAAGCTAGGTATGAAAAAGGCGCATCGGCATCTAACCATTCAAGGTTACTTGTCGGGTCTTCTGCTATTCGCATTATTTGGTCTTTTTGAGAATAAGCAAAAGCCTCACGATCCTTAAGACTAACCTTATCATTTCCCCAACAATTCGAGCCGTGTATAGCCAGCCAACGGGCATCTTCTTTTGTCTTTATTTTCTCTTCTCGCCAGAATTGTAAAAGCCCTCTGCAAATATCAGACCCCATAGGATTTATAAAAGCCGGAGTGCAATAAACTCTGCCTCTAAAATCACAGTTACCAGGCAAAAATATTCTCTCCCCTTTAAACTTGTTAGCTAGATGTATTATCTTAGCAGTGAGCATCCTTTTGCTTTTTGTAGATAAATTCCTTTTATGTACACCGCTGGCAATTCTAGCCCAGCGATCCCTAACACTCCTATCTTCTTCGCCATCCTCTGGGAAAGGCGGTGCAACCTCGTCCTCTCTCGCAGGAAGGTCTTTAGCTATTACGTTGTTTTCCCAAACCCAGTTAACTGTATCTAAAACTTTTTGATTTATTTCCCAAGGAGTGCTTTGGATCAGATTAACACACTCCATAACTTGTGATAGTTGTTTGGGTTTTAAGGTTCTAAGAAACTCTTTGTCCGGTGTTTTAATTAAAGGGAGTTTTGGAAGAGATACATCAGCACCGTAGTTGTATCCACCTTCCCAAACGTTAGTCCAGTTAATGGGGTGTTCGACCATAGGCAACCAGAACGGCTCCATTAAAGACTTGTACTGATTAAACTCCTCTATCCAAGCAAAAGTTTTTTCAGTAGCGGTAACGAAACGGGTCAATCTAAACCTGCCCCGTTTTCCCATATATTTTTTGACGTAAGAGTATTCAATCAGGTTTGTAGTCACCCTTAAAATCTCTATTAAATTTAAACCGCACGACAAACAATCGTGCTTAGACCACATTTTGTAGGGTTCAAATCCTTCCTTGTTTTCCTCGTTCCTCATTGAGGTCTGAACGTGCCTATACTGGGAAGCTTTAGGTCTACGTTTTGCACCCAGGATAATTCCTTTACCTTTAGGATTAGTGTTAACTAAGTGTGAGCATTTAAGCTCAATCGAAATGCTCCTCCCCACTAAGTAACTAAGGGATGTCATCGTAATCTTTGTACTGACACCGTTCAGTACAGTTTTAAGCGCAATAAAAGCTGCCTTATTGATATCGTACTTTCTTAAATCCTCTTTCCACCTGACAGGTGCGCCAACCTTCACCTTAACAACGTCTTTAAGCTTTTCAGCGTAGTTATCAAGTAGCTCTCTAATAAGTTTCTGCCCTGCTTTACTTCTCGATATTTCCCCATGCTTTTTTGCCGCTTCCCATTGAGCGTTAAACCTCCCGACACCTATGTCGGCCATCTCTTTATTTAGGTCATCTTGATCAAGCATTATTTATGGATATGTCAGGAAAGTGTCACCTTTCAACAGGTTTCCTAAGAGTACGTTTTTAGTGTTTGTTAGGTGACAAAGCTTTGGAGGCTGTAGGTTACCGGAAATTAATTAAGATCACTACGAACCTAAATCTGGCGTGTCTACCTAATTTCACCACAGCCGCCTAGTGATTTTTCTATGTGAGCAACGCATTTAAGCGGTCTTTCCTCCTTTCTTCTCGCTTGCATCAATGTCACCAAAACTTGACATATGTGTCACCTTTGTGTCACCTCCCTCCAGACCCCTGTCTAAAGCGCATAAAGCCTGTCTTAAATTATGAGGCGCAAGTTTTCCGTAACGCATCGATTGCTCCAGTGTCTTATGACCTAACATATCCTTAACTAAATAGATAGACCCTGTAGCTTGAACGATCCGTGATCCGCAAGTGTGCCGAGTTAAATAAAAGACAAACTCTTTATTGTCCTGCTGACCGAGAGCAGCCCGAACTTTATCCCAGACTGTTCTTATTTTCTCTTTTGTCCAATGTCCCCAAGGATGTTCCTTGTCTTCGTGATTCTTGAATGAAGCTAAAGCTCTTCTCGTGAGAGGTACTGTTCTGGGATCATCATTCTTTGTTTCGTAAAGCTCCACAACGTGGCCCAGTACAGGATCATTATTGACTACCTGACTCCTA